GATGTGACTTTAGATGAAATGATGATGGACACAGTTCAATTCCTGCCATATTTGATCAGCCAATCAGTTCGTGCAGGAGTCACCTTGTCTTTCTTCTTGTTTGTTTGGTTGCTGTTTTGGGTGCTGAGTGGCATAGCTTGGTCCATTCCCGTCATAATGTCTGTAATCATTTTCAAGTGTTTTGGAGTTGTGTTCACAGTCACCCTCACTGTGAAGGTGCTGCTATGGTTATGCGCGGCGGTGTCTAGTGCACTTGCGCTAGGGCCTCTCTTGTGGTGTTTTATCATCTCATTCGCCATGAGCTTTGCTAAAAGCACACCACTTGGTAATGAAAAAGTCAAATCACTGACAACACGTCTTTTAGGAGTGGTGTCAGACCAGAACCTGAAATTTAGCATTCAATTTGGTGGCATCACATTCACTGAAAAGAATGTGGTAGCTTTTGCATCACAAGACGAACCCGCAGTCATAGCAGTCATAACTTACTTTCTTTACTGCCCTAGTTTCCTACCTGGGTTGGGAGGTTTAGTTTCTGTTGCTTTCATGTTGACCATGATGTACTCTAGAGTGCTTTATGCAGCTGTGCGTCTTCAAACACGTGCTTTCTTCTTCACTTTTAGGGTTTCCTTGTGTGTAATTTTCCTCGGCCTTGTGGCTTCTGACAAAGTTGTCATGCTTGGTTCTGACTTGATGGTCTTCATTTGGACACTGGCATTCTACCCATTTTATTGGCTCGTGTGGAGGCGAAACTTCAAGGCAGCTCGGACATTGTTAAAATTGGCTATATTGCGCATGTTATTAAAGTTGATAAATTGGGGGCTCGTGCTTCATTTTATTTCCTTAAATGCCAAATCTGATGTCAAAGGCTTGAACTTGAAGAAGAAAACTTTGCGTTCTTATTGGAATAATATGATCCTAGATTTGAATAAAACAGTTGACAAGATAGCTGTGCCTGAATTCATCAGGTCCTTGCCAGATAGATTTGACAGGGATGCGATAAATG